CCACTATTATCTACCGCTTTAACCATAAAGGTGTGTACACCTGCAGGCAGATAGTACCCTCCATCAATTCCAAAGGATAAAGAGTTCTCTCTAATAAGCAGTTTATTGTCTACACAACGGCATTTACAACAGCCTACGTTGTCAGACCCAATATCAAATACAGCTCCTGTCCCATTAGCCGCTACAGCTTCTACAGCTCCAGCTTTATATCCGGAACCCCCTACAATTACCTTAGTGCCTAGGGGCATCTTATCTTCCGCAAGAGCAGTGAGTATACTACCATTCACGTCCACAGCTAGTACCTCAGCTACTGCTCCTGAGCCTCCTGTAGTACTAGTGATTGCAATAGAATCCCCTACTGAGTAACCCACTCCTCCCTCTAGAACATCAATAGAGGTTAAGGCGTCGGGAGATACCCAGGTAGGGCCTTGTTGCAGCTCATATCCTGCTAAGTCTAAATCAGGCACGGGCTCCCATCTAAGGCTAGTACCTAGCTTAAAGTCGGATACACCCACGAAATTGTTATTATTAGTCTCCCAGGTATTACCATCAGACTGCCACCTGCCCTGACAGACTCCCCCCACCCAAGCGTGTCCTAAAGTACTGACACAGGTATCCTCATCAGCTACTAAGACCCCCGTATCAGGGTCTAAAGGCCTTAACCCCTCACAAATGCTTTGGGAGTTAACCGAGAACCCCGCATCTGTTTGTGAGCAAGCTCCTTGAGAGGTACACTCTAGAGCAGTCCTCGCGTAGGAGTACCCGGCACAATATTGTGTTACAGAAGCCGGGGGCCTTACTAGTCCTACGAGTGTTTTAGTCGCCTTAGTAAAGCTAGAGCTTTTATCCAATAAAACACTAGTACCTCGTATCCTAACAGTGTAAGTACCTGCAGGGACATCTAAAATGTCTAAGGTAGTAAACTCAGTAACTCCTGCAGTAACCCAGTTCCCTCCCTCTGGCTTATACTGCACTAAGTAGTCTCTGATATAAGGGAAGTTATCTGGCTCCCTCCAACTAACTACCATTTTATTCTTTAAGGAACTATCAGAAGACTTATATAGTGCTTCATCAATATCAACATCCGCAGGAGGAGGAGTGGCCTTTAACGTATTAGGTATAGAACTAATATGTCTACTATCTAACTCTTCAAAGTCTAAACGCTCCTCAATAATGCGGTACTTATCCTCTTGGTACTCCATACAAGTTACAGCGAACTCGTTTTTCTTAACTTCAGCAACTCCAAGAACTCGCCATTCCTGGGCGTCAACTACTCCCACTTCCTCTAGTAAGTACATAAAGTCCGCTTTAGGTAGGTAGGATAATGCATGATGGTACTTAATAAGGTCACCCTCNGAGGCGAAACCAGTGACTTCCACATGTAGTTCTGTAGGAGAAATAATTTGTGATACAGTAGACATATCACCCGTGGTGCTGTTTTCAATACTTCTACCTAAATATTTCTCTGTAAAGTTAGCTGAAGAGTCATATATGGAAAAAGGGTTTGACTCCAGCCCAGTACCTTCAGTAGCTATCCTATCTTCCGCAGGTATTTCTAAGTACTCTGTCTCCTCATAAGGAGTTGGCTCTACTTTATAAGACTCATTAAATAAATAGGGGTTCCATTGGCCCCCATCAGATATACAAGCCTCTGCAGGTACTAACTCATGTGGGTTACTAGGAGAGTACATCTGCCCGGCACTATGATGAGGTACACCAGGAGAAGTTTCCTGCGGGTATACACAAGCCTCCTCAGAGTGAAGAATGTTTAAAGTATAATCTACCCCACCAGTAGGAGTGAAAGGTACATCCAGGTATACCCTAGTCTTTGAAGACTCCTCTACTACCTTAGTCCTACCCCCTAGGCGCTTTCCAGCGCGAGTTGGGTCTGCTATCAATACTAGGTCTCCAGGACGCAGCGCAGCTGCCTCAATTCCCGTTTTAAAAGCTAAAAGTTCTGTTTCAAGCCTATTCGTGAACAAAGTCCACAACCCTATACGATGAGCCTGTCCTCGGGACGTACATCCAAAACTTGTTATACTTGTCTTGCGGATACCGTACCTATCTATCCCCTCGCGGTCTTCAACGTACTCCATTTTAGCACGGTACATATCCTCGGGGTCATTCCAAGAAACTAGTGCAACAGTCTTTCTAGCCTTCTGAGCGGTACCTGTATATTGGAAGGCACCATCAATTACATTAGCAGCTGAAAAGAGTTTTGAAGCTGTCTTAGGCGCGTCTTGTACAGGCACAAGCTGCCCCGCTGCCCAGTATACTAAACCTCTGAAGGCAAAAGCTATATCCTGTATTACTTTTATAGCCTCTTGTTGTTGCTGTATATAAAGGTTCATAGCGAACCTAGGTTCGTACGTGTCCTCCCCTGTAACTGCATCACGGAAGCCTGTCTTAACCCCTACAAAGTCTCCGTCCTCGTTAACAGAGTCACAGTACCTAGCAACTTGATATAAGGTCCACTTATCTATTTGAGTGCCTTTAATATAACCACCTAGTCCGTACCTCTCATTGGTGACTAAGTCGTAAAAAATCCAGGCAGGGTTACTTGTCCAACCAAGTTTAGTTAGCTGACCATCCCAGTGCCCTTCGTATAGGTTGTCTCCCACTTGTAAGGTCTCAGGGTCATAACCATTATAATTACTAGGCAGTTTTACTTTAATACCTTTTATATCGTAAGCTCGCTTAGGAATGCTTTGAAACTGCTTTGCATTAATAGCTAACCCTATATAAGAGGTATTCGGGTAAGACAACTTGTTATCAATTACGGTAGTATAAGACTCAAAAGTAATCTCGTTCTGCTCAGAGCTATCCTCTGGCTTGTCCGTAATACGGTCGATTCGAATCCAAACCTCCTCCCCTAACTCGTAACTTTCGCCCAATTCTAGTCGGTATGTACGAGTATACTTCTTAGTGGTCTTACCCTCAAAAATCCCTTCAGCTCTTTTAACCCAAGACCCTGTGTAGCCATACTTAAGGTATATCTCAAATTCAACCTTGCTACCGTGTATGTCTCCATTTTCCTTATCCTGCGTGGTTAGATTCATGCAAGCCACAGTAACACGGATAGCATCCATGTTTGCTTGGTGAATTACCTGAGGAGGGCAGGTGTCTAGATCCTTATTAATTGTAAGACCTACTTGCGTACTAGACTCAACTCCTCCAAACCCAGGCATATACTCTTGAAACTGAGATCCTTCTCTGAAACCTACGGTGACGTTTTCAAAGTTATAGCTCCCATCCTCCGCCATTAGAGGGGTTTCATCTAGATAAATCCCTCTCTCCCCATTAGCCAGGCCTTCGACCTCGCCCTCTGAAATTGCATCTAGGATTCGAGCATGTTGCGAGGAGTGTAAGGTATCTGCATCCTCTTGGGCAGGGCGGCCTTTGCCCCCACCTCCCTTGCCACCGCCTCCGGAACCTCTTATTATATCTCTAGGGTATGTCATGCTGGTGCCTCCTCTACGAAGCCTATATCTTCTGATTTTATTCCTGCGCTAATAACAGCACTTCCCACAATCAATCTGCCGTAACAAACAGGTACGGGCACGCCTTGCGCAGTAGTGTTAACAGAGCCATTAAAGTTGTAAGAACTCCCGTTATCCACAGGGGAACTACTAGAAGGCGGACTGGGCTTAGGGGCAAGCATTTGTGCTATACCTGAAATAGCTATACCCATCCCTATTTTTGCAAGACCTACTTGCAGGGAAGACGCCGCGGCTATATCCATTATAGCTATTCCTTCTGCGGACAGTAGACCTCCTCCTGTTAAAGAAGTCATACCTGCAGACATAGTTGTCCCAAATCCCATTCCGCCGGCCCCCGCAGCTAGTCCGGCAGTATAAATGACCGCCACCACCATTAAGGCGCCCACAACAAACTTCATAAAACCGCTCTTAGCCCCATACACAACAGGGATAATCTTCAGCTCGGAGTTCCCTATAGGGCTACTAATACCTCCTAGGTCTAGCTCCTCGCTGTCATATTTAGTGCCTTTAATAATGTGGAAGCATCTACCTACTTCAGATAAATAGTCATAAAACCCCGGTATATTAGCCTCAATTGCTCTTACCGCCTCACCAGGGGTTTTAACATCCAACATCCAGTGCTTCCCGAACTTAGCTCCTAAGTCCCCATATAGTGTAACTTTTCTTAACATTGTGATTTATGCCTTAGTACATGAATAGTGTGTTTTTGAAAGTACCCACTAAATACATCCTTAGTGGATAACCGACCCATTAAATGGTGTAGTACCATGTTATTTCCTAAGTAAACTCCAGCGTGATTAGGAACGTTTGAAGCAACCTGCATAAGTAGTATATCATGTTTCTTCAACTTCGAGTGGTCTTTTATCTCTGTAAAGACCCCCTCAGTCCAACTATCCCACTTCTCTTGGTAATAGTTCTCCCCCTTACTCCACCAGTCGAACTCAGTTTGAAAGTACTTTATGTCTACCTCAAGGTGTTTTTTGTAGTAATCTATGACTAAAGATAAACAGTCTAAAACCCCATAGGCGAATTGTCTACCCTCTAAAGGAGCCACATAGCCTTTTGGCTCTATCCTACCAAAGTTTCCTGCTGGCCAGGATAAGATGTACCAAGGCTTACCAGACTTTTCGCAGGAGACTTGGTCCGCTTCACTAGCCTTATGGTCCCCATTCGGGTGACTATGTATAATAGCAGTAATGTCCCCTTTATCCTCAGCCGCTGCAAAGTCTTCTGGGTCTAACACGAAGTCATCCTCTTCCATGCCTAAAGCAATATTGCGGCAGGGTATATACTCCCCTCCGTCCAGAACGACTCCACAACACTCCTGTGGGAACACGCTATTCGCATGCTGCTTAAT